GAGCCGGTGCTTCGTCTTGCTCTGCTGGTTCAGCATTAGCTGGTGTTCTCCTGCTTGTACCACGTGTGCGGGCAGAATTTGTCTCTCGACGGCTTGTACCACTTTTTCTATCGGATGCTGGGTTTCTTCTTGTTTGGGGCTCTTCATCTTCGGTCATTGGAAAATCTCCATTATCAAGGAAATATTCCATATCATCATATGACTTATCAAGTACAAGCCCACCAAGAATTTCTGGTGCTTCCGGCAAATCCTCAAGCTGCAAATCATCGGTCTCGACCTGATATGTTTCATAGGTTGTTTTTGGGTCGTTTGGTTTTCCGTTTCTCTCGATTTCAAATATTGTTCCAACAAGCGGATTATATCTTGCACATAGGCTTGACATCTTGCTAAAAAATGTCTTTCCTCTGTCCCAAATCTTAACCTCTTCTGCATCAACGTCATATAATGATAGAAATAGTTTTGCAATAACCTTCATTCTGGCTGCGCAAAATGGGCAATTCTCCACGGGTTCATTGTAACCCCTCAAGCAATTAACATATCTTTTCTTCCCATCTACCTCAACCTCATGGACTGCATAGCCCTCAACATCTTCCAACGTGTTATACATAAATCTCACGCTGGCTACATCCTTGTGGTTCTTCAAACTGAAAAATGAACCATTCCCCTGACCACCATAATTGTCTGCTTCGTGTGCACTAAATCTTGCCATTTTCTTTTCCTCCTTGTTTTTTGTTTTTATAGTTCTTATCCTTTTGAACATCCGGCATAGATGTCAAATTGAAAGACTTTCTAAATAACCATATAGATATTTGTTGAAATAACTTACGCATCAACTTCCCTCCTACACTTATTATATAGAGAATTGACTAAAATACTAAACCCGCAGCCGGTATTTTTTCTCTTAATCTTTTTCTAATTTTGGTTAAACTCATAATACTCAACTGCATCATCTCGGCTATATCCTTATTTGCCCAACCCTCTATTATATATTGACAATAAGTTATTTCTCTTTCCGTCATAACTTCTGTTGGCATAAAATCCCCAACCTTGAACTCTATTGATATTTCTGCTTGGGGCTCAAATTCCATATTTTCCTCAAACAGCTTGTCCAATGATTCGGCGCAGAAAATCATTTTGCGCTTATGAGTATTCAAACTTTCAGCCTCTTCCCTGAGCCTATTGTATAGGCAGGAGCGGTAATATGTAGAAAATTTGGCATTCCCCTGCTTGTACAGCTGAAGGCATTGGTCAAGCTTCTCTAATGAAAAACTGGCTAAATCGTGGCTGCTTATCCCATAAAATTTCTGGGCTGTGCTAATTGTTAGCATATATAATTGGCTAAATGCTCCGGCTAAAATTGAGGGGTTAAGGCAGAGGGTGTATGCCTCTGCCATCTCCTCCAAACTCATTTTTTTAACTTCGTCTGTTATAAGTGGCTTTAGTAGTTTTAGTGTTCCTTCCATCTCAAAGTTTCCTCCATTTTTTCTCCCCTTGTTAGGTTTTATAGTGTGCTATTTACAATAGCTGTGATAATGCTTTGGCTCATTTCGCTGTTTTCGCTGAGGTGTATATAAGCATTATCCGGGTCGTTTTCAATCAAATTTCCCTTAATTCCTACTTCATCAAGTACTTCAACAGGAACTCTTACTTTGACATATTTGCGGCGTGGGTAATACTTGAAATTAACCTTTGTGAACCTTGCAGCATCCTTCTTAACTGTAAAGCCATAACCGCTCTGCGTGGAAACAAGCCCTGCATTCTTTACTGCCCCGCCTATAAAGTCTAACAATCCCACCACATCTTCTGTTAGCTTGCCAACCTTTGATGCGGCTTCTTTTACTGGGGCTTCTTTTTCCGCTGGAGGGTTATCAACACTATCAACATTGTTATCAACAGGTGCATCTTCCTGAGGTTCGTTTTCTACAACCTCATTTTCTGGCTCGCCTTGTTCCTCGCTGGCTTTCTCAATATCATCCGGGGTTTCCGAATCAAATTTCCACCAGCGTTTGAATGTTGACATTGAAAATTCCTTTTGGCTTCCATCCTCCATTTCGAATGTTACCCCTCTATCATTGAGGTCAATAAGTTTTGCAAGTGTTCCGTTCTTGACTGATTTATAGATTTTCATTTTTTATATCCTCCTATTCCTTTTATTAGCAAAATATTTCAGTTTCAGGTTGAACTCTGATACCCTTACGTGGATGTCCTACTTTAACCATTTCCTCAAGTCTTGCCTGAGCCTCTTCAACTGTTGCATATGCCACTAATCCGTGACGCCATTTTCCGTGTACCTTAATCTGTAATCTGTAACCGTAATCTTTTTTCATTTTTATTTCCTCCTTAAAGTTTTTATAGTGTGTAGTTCTTCTTCCTACTGACAATATTATATAACATATTATCAGGAACTGCAAGAAGTTTTTTCAAAATATTTCAGAAAGATTTTCGAATTCCTCCTTCCCTAAATCGTTAATGTCTTTTCCCTCTGGTATTTGGTACTCGGTAACAAGTTTTCTCCCCTGCATTGCTCGCCGCAGCCTCATTGTTGCTCTTGCCCCCGCCTCATCCGGGTCAAACCCTGCAATCAATTTCCTGCACCCAAGTCTGGCTAATTGTTCATATTGTAATTGAGTTCCAAGCCCCAGCAAGGCTACCGCCGGTCTACCATATACCCAGCAAACCAAAGCATTAAGTATCGACTCGCATACTATCAACTCTGTTGCTTCGTGATTATGTCTGCCCAATTCATACAAACCATATACAGGTTTATCGATTCCTTCTGGATAATGAAAGAATTTAATATCCACACTTCGCCTTGCTATAAATAAGGTGTTCCCATCAATATCCCGGACTGGGAATGTTAGGCATCGCAGGGTGCTTTTTACTTTTCCAAATTTATCCTTCAACTTGAAGTTCTTATCATACCCCACATCAAACATTTCAATAATATCATCATTTAATTTTCGTTCATACATATATGGGTGATAATATCTATAACTATCAAGTTCTTCATCGCTTATATATGATACCTCATTTTCTGATGTTTTTCGACCTGAATCTCTCCCAAAATCTAAAATAATATCTTTTCGGGATTCAACGGATAATATTAGAAAGTTCTTAATGAGCCAATCTTTGCCAAACTGCCCGTCATCATTTCTGCCAAAGCAATGGCTCACCATTTCCTCAAGTGTTGCTGTATAACCACAGGTGAAGCAATGTACTGTGCCCGCCGGGGTCTTTTCCGTGTTATGCAAGGATATTCCACAAGATGGTTTTCGTTCCAGCCCATTGTTGTGTACCGGGCAATTAAATTGAATATTATTTCCACTCCGCTTAAATGTTGCAAATAACTGAACCCCATTCATGGCGAGCTGGGCTTTCAATTCCTGCAATACTTCTAATTCATCTGTTAATATAGGAGCGCCGCCCACATGAAACATTTTATCCCTCCTTTAAGTGTTTATAGTGTTTGCAGGAAATCATTGCAACTCTATCAAATCTATTATCACTTTTTTCGCATTGGCAAATTCCTGCTTTATAATAATGGCACGTTAAACATTTATTTACTTCTATTGGAAATCCTTCAATATCACAATCATCATCCATAAAATCTAACCTATCTGCATAATCCATTCTAAAATACATCCTTTCCATCCTTGAATGATTTCTTGGCTTCTTCAACCTTTTTAGTTCTTGTTTGTGGCTTAACTGCATCCCCGTCGGCTGGTAAATACTTAAACTCGCCCACGTCAATATCCCAGTAATAATTAAGTTTTCCGCCTGTAATACCGTCCCGGTGTTTCTTAATCCCAAACTCAATGCCACCGCCTATTTGTCTGAGCGATATAACCTTTGTGGCATTTTGGGCAATACCGTCGGAGTCTCTAATATATTCTAAATCTGGGGTTCCTTCATCTTCTTGTGATTTTGCCCCGCCTCTATTTGATTGAACTACTACTATTATTGGCACCCCAAGCTCAACACTTAATGATATCAAATCCTCGCTAATGTTTGTTAATGATATTGTCTTGTTATCGCCCTTCTTGCTTCGCTCATCGCTCATGTATGTAATGCCGTCAACTCCAAGAATATCTAATTTATTTGATTTGATAAATGCCTTGAGTTTACTTACTGTTATTCTCTTTTGAAAATCCATTGGCGTGGCTACAATAAATCCGTCTTTCTTCCCAAGTTCATCAACATACTTTTTATATCCTTCATAATCGAGTTTGTCTTTATTTGCCCAAACAAGTGCATTATTACTGAAGTTCTTTGTTAATGTGTCAAATCTATACCCGACTTTTACCGGGGACATCTCGGGGCTTATGTACCCCACACGGCTTCCTGTTTGCCAAGCATGAGATAATGTCTTTGCAAGCACCCAAGACTTGCCCTGACCCGTTCTGGCAAAGAATACAACTAATTCCTCGCCCTTTGCCCAACCGTGTATTATGTCATCTAATTCCTCAAATCCTGTTGTAATATACCAAGGGTCTTTACTGCTTATTTTGTCATCTAATATTTTCAAACGCTGCTCTGCCCTTTTAACAATATCTACCCCACCAAGGCTATATGAGGGCTGTAAATCCTGCATCTGAGATATTAAATACTCTGCAGCCGAGTTAGAATCTGATTTTAATAATTCTGCGGCTTGTTGGATTACAGGTACTGTTTTCCAGTAAAGGTATTCCTCTCTAACTGTATCAACTAAATATTTATCTGCCTCTGTTACTTCAAGGGGTTCGAAATTCTTAAATTTATCTAAAAATGACGCCTTGTCTGGAACATTCCCATATCTTTGTTGATGTTCAATTATAAAATCAAACTCATCTTCATACCCTATGAAATATTCCTTTGTTAGCATATTATTTTGGATTAATCCGATATCTTTTGTTTGCAATACCTTATTCAAAATCATCATACTTATCATAGTCTGAACCCCCTCCTGTCTGCCCCCATTATTTCGACTTGCAAACTGTCCTTCCATACCCGGCTTGCTAATCTAACCCCAAGGGCTTCTGAAAGTTGTTCCCCGCCTATATTGCCAGTATAGATATTTGATAGCCTATTTAGTTTTCTTTGGTCAATATATGTAATAAGGTTCGTGTGGTCAAAATCCCCTAACTTACCCGAGGCAATATCATCCCATATTACAATGTCGGCTTCAAGTAATCGACTTCTCAATAATTCAAAATCTTCATCCTTCCTACTTATTCCCTCTTTAATTTTAGTTAAAAATGTTGGCACGTGTATAAATACCCCTCGGCATCTAAATCCGTTTCCTGCCCAAACTGAATCAAAGTATTTCTTCATAAGTTTAATCGCCCAGCTTGTCTTTCCGTTCCCGGTGTTTTCACTATATAAATATAGGCTGCATCCTTGCTCAACAAAATTAATTATATTATCTTTAATCTCTTTTAATTGCATAAATGCATCTAAATCTTCATCCTCCGGGTATAAATCAATCTGATATTGACATTTCGCTGGTATGCCACTATTATTCATTAAATAGTGCATTTCCATAAATCTCAAACAGCCCGGATAACATTTATTAGTGCCATAATGATTGCACACTTCTTTATACCAACATTTTTCAGAATCAAACTGATATTCATAAGCCATTCGATACATCATCTCCTTCCCTTATCTATTATATAGGATTTTATACATCTAAAATACTATTGGTTTCCCATCTTTGTTTGTTGCCAGCTTGTCCTTTTTTGGGTCAAAGGAAGGAACTTGTTTTCCGCCTAAATTATCGAACGCAGGTTTTTTTCCTTTTGCCTGTATATTTTTTTTCCAATCGGCAATAATCTGCATATAGCCTCCTGCAATAGCCCCATTGATTTGCTCTATGGCTAAATCTGCGTCTGTACCAGCATACTTTCGCAGGTCATCTAATATAATCTGCCACTGGTTGGGTTGCAAGCCTTTTTTCAATCTTACACTAAAATACTCAGTTAGTTTTTCTCGAATTTCTTCATTTTGGGTAAAGGCTGCAATCATTGACCTCATAGTTGCTATATCTTTTGATTTTTTAGTTTTTTTGGTTTCTCCTAAAATAAGAGGAGATTGATTTTGTGCCACATCCGAAGGATGTGTATTGATTCTATTGGTCTGATTTATATTAGTATTGATTGAGCTTGTTCTGCAAGGCTCCTGACCCTTGTTCTGCAAGGCTCCTGACCCTTGTTCTGCAAGGCTCCCTGTGTTTTCAACGATTGGGCAACACAAATATATTAGATTTGGTTGATTTTTTCCCTGCTGTTGTTCTTGTACCAACCCAAATGAACATAATTCCTTAAATACTTTTAGTGTTTTGGTTTCGCCCCGGCGGAGCATTCTACCCATTTCATCCCTTGTAAAAATTAAATATACCTCTCCGTCGCTATTAACCCAGTTATTTTTTAGGCTCAACTGAAATCTATCTTTTAGCAAACTATATAAAACTATTGCATCATTTGATATATCATCAAACTGTTCGAAAAATAGAAACTTTGGCATCTGATAAAAATCAGCTTGGATTATATCCTGAGCCAGTATTCTTTTTAAGTTATCCATAAAGACCCCCCCAAACTATAATGAAATAAAAAACGCAAAAGGAACAGATACTTGCGTTCGCGGCGCTTTCTCCATTCCTTTTGCGGGTAACCAGTATCCAGTTATGGTATCAGTACCGCGAATACTGATTACTCTTATTATTATACAACATATTGAGGTAAATGTCAATAAAAAGTTATTTTATCTGCCTTGCTTTTGCATTTGAACAATTTCCTCAACTTGCTTGTCAACTTCGCCATGACAAGTATTCCAAAGTGCCTCTCGCTCAGCTTCCATATTAACATTTACAGCATCCGCCGGGATAACTCTTTCTTCCATAAATTCGAAAGTATAGAAATTATCCTTTATTTTTACGCTGACCCTGCTTGTACATCTAATGGAAGTGGGCTTGGCTACTGGCTCATATGGTTTTGGTGCTTTTGCTTTTGCCGCCATTTTAATCCTCCTTCTTTGATTTGCTCAATCTCAATGTAACAACTTCTTTGATAATTTGGCAGGATTTTAGCTCGGCAGCATCTAATTTGTTGTTATAAATTGCAGATTCAAGCTCATCCATGTCCACATACTCTTTTTTCTTAATTAATTTTCTCAGCTGGGCTGCTGTCACATTGCCGGATTCTTTTAGGGTTTTAAGTTTTACAATTAAAGCATCTTCCTCGAATGATTCCCTTTGAGAAATAGATACTTTTGCAACATAGCCGCCAGCCTCAAAGTTATCCATATTTGCCCCGGTCATGATTGATTTAATCATATTACCGTCAGATTTTACCTGCTTGTCCAAGATATCATATTGAGATTTAACCTCTCCAAATCTTGGAACTAAACTTTCAAGCTGTTGCTCGGGTGTTAGTTCTGGTGTTTCAATTAACTGTTTACTTCTTGCCATTCTTTTTTCCTCCTTCAATTTTGGATAATTTAGTTCTCCATATATTATATAGAATTTTATTGGTTTTTCGTTACCTTATTTTTTAATGCTCTTTTTCCTCGTTCCCCCCAAAATCGGGCTGTATAATCTCCCATTACCCCGGCTCTTCCTTTTGGAAGCCATTCTTTGAACTTTTCTAATTTTTTAATATCATTTGAATCCCAATATCTTATTCCCCTATCGTGTGATTGCTCAAACGACGGTAATGGGGGCATATCCTTTGGCTTTTCTAATGTGGTATCTAAATACCACCTATACCAGTTATTTAGCGTCTGCACCGAGATATCAAGCGTCTGTGCCACCCTACTTGCTGTCATCTTGCCCATTATAATCATCCTCCCTTAATTTTATTGATTTCATATTTTCTTCTACTCCTCTCGAATATCCTGATGAGTTATTACCCCGGCTAATTGCTTTTCTTGCACCGCTTTCGCCCATATTATATGACATAAGCGCACGGTGTAAATCATATTTATTTAAGTAATCTGAAAGCATATATAACCCTGCCTCAATATTTTGCTCTGGGTCTAAAAAATCAGTAATTCCAAGTTCATCAGATAACCATTTATGATTTATTTTGTTGATTTGCATTATCCCATAATCGTTTGTCTTGCTTATAATATCAGATTGGTATGTACTTTCTTTTTGCATAACTGCGAAAGCTATTACTGGGTCAACTCCATATTCTTCACATAATTTTATTGTTGTGGCTTGCAATTCATCTGATAATGGGATGTCATAATATTGGGTTTCTGGTTCATCCTTTGTGATTTCAATCTCTGAGATTTCAATCTTTTCGCTGCCCTGATTTGTTTTATGCTCCACCGACGCCACCACATAACTAAAATCGGCAGAGCTATCATAAAAACTTCACCACCCGTGGCATTATAACCCCTTTCCAAATCAGCATAAAGGAAACTGAGGGGAATCAGCATTACTGAAACCCCTAACAATAACCCAAACCAAAAGTTATTTCTAATCTTCATTTTTCTTTTCCTCCTTAATTTTAGCTCAGCAAGAAATCAATCATTTCTGGCTTGCTTGTACTCATTTGTCCGTCAACTAACATATCCGCCATCATGCCTTTTTTATAAACAAGTTCTTCAATTCTTTCATCAATGGTATCTTTGCAAACTATTGTGACGATTGTAACATTACTCTTCGTTCCTATACGATGGGCTCTATCTTCTGCCTGTTCCTTATTTGCTCTATTCCAAGGGCTATCAAGGAAAATCTCTGCAGTTGCGGCGGTTAATGTTAAACCAGTTCCCATTGCCCCTATGGTTCCAATTATAACTTTACAGGAATCATCTTGCATAAACTTTCTCTCTTGGGCTTTTTTATCTTCATCCTTTATTTGCCCGGTAATAATAGCTGGGTTATATTTTCTTAATCTCTTAACAACTGGGTCAGTTATTTGTGTCCAGTTGCTAAATATAATAACCTTTTGACCATTTTCTACAAACTCTTCAACCATTTCTTCCATGCGGTCAAGTTTTGCACTTTCCTGTATATCGCTACTTAAAATCCCTGTGAACCCTGTTGCTTGGCGAAGCCTTATCAACTCTGTTAGAGGGTTATTAGCAATCTTAATTTTATCAATATTTGATTTTATTTCAGCCTTAACCTCGTTATAAATGAGCTTTTGTTTTGCCGTCATTTCAACATATTCTGTTTGGTAAATCTTATCCGGCAGGTCAAGAACTTCCTGTTTTTTACGACGCAGCATTATTGATTCAAGTTGCTCTCGAAGTTCCCCAAGGTTTTTATACCCAACAACTTCATACCCGCCATATCCACCCATCACGCAGTAATGTTTTTTGAACTGGAAGAAACTGTGTTTTTCATAACCAAGCCATTTCATTATTACAAACAAATCAAGAGGCTGGTTCATTAAAGGCGTCCCGCTCATTGCTATTTTAGTTTCGGCATTTACTTTCAATAATCCTTTTGCCTGTTGGGAAGCCGGGTTCTTACATTTATGAACCTCATCAACAGCTATCATCCCAATTTCGCCTTTATCACATAACTCTTTAATCTTTGATGCAATGCCTTCATCTCGAAGGCTTTCAATATTTGTAATTAAAAAGTATTGTTCTGGCAAATCGCAGAGGTCTTTGAGTTTATCCTTATTTGAACCAATAACTGCTTTTCCACTTCCATTGTAGCGAGTTCCTAAAATCCAGCTGCTTTCATTGCTATGTGTTTCAACCTCTGAAGCCCAGTTCCATTTTAGCCCATTTACACAAGCTATGATGAGGCAATGCTTATATTTTCTGGTCATCTTTTTTGCAACTGCTATATCAATAACTTGTTTGGTTTTTCCCAACCCTTGCTCGTCCCCCAGCAAGAATTTATCATATTTTAGCCCATATTCAAACCCTTCAACCTGATGCCCATAAGGGTCAGTCTTAAATTTGAAACCTTTTGGGGGTTCATATTTCTTTGGTTCTTGGTATATTAGTTCCCCAGTTATTCTTATTTCTTTATTCCCTATTTGAGGAATTATGTTTGCTAATTTTGCAAGGGGTATTTCCCATTCCTTACTATCAGGGTTCCAAGCTCTTTGAGTTTGGTTTCGCATAATGTTAATAAGGTTATTATCATATGGAAAGCTGAGGAATGCGCTTTGCTCGCCATTTAATTTATTGCTTTCTCTTATTTCAATACTAATCATTGTTTTCATCCTTTCGTTTTTATAGTTTAGGGCTTGTCCCAGTGTCAATATTATATAACATATTGATATGGATTGCAAGAGTTTTCTTGAAATATTTTCATAAAATAAAACAGCCCCCGATTTTACTCGAAGGCTGTTTCCAAAAAGGAGGAGGAATATATTGTAAACAGGTAGTCAACCTGATACAACCATTATTATTTTCGTTGACAGAAATCAAGGCTTATCCATCCAGCACCAGACTTTAATCTGCCCCACTTGGTTGCCCCTGTGCCGCTTGATTCCTCAACTATGGTATAAATGCCCTTGTCTTTAATAACACCCGTTATGGCAAAGCCTGTGCCCGCACCTTTACGGATATTTAACACATCCGCTGTTACCTTAACCAAATAAGGGCTAAAAACTGGCTTCGGTTGTGGAGCCGGGGCATTAACTAATGATAGAAATTTAACATCAACCGGGCTATTTATTGCACTTGTCCCTGCTGTGTTTTTATTTATTACAGCCCTTTTTCCGCTAATTGATGCGACAATCCAATTTTGGTTTTTAACCCAACTTGGGATATCTTTACCCCCAAAATAAACAGCGTTATTTGCTAATTTTACAACATCTCCAGCCTTTATATTGGTTGTTGGGGCTGGTTCAGGTTTTGGTTGTGGAGCCGGGCTTGTACCACTTCCAAGAATTTTATTAACCTCATCAGCTATATATCCATGTCTTTCATATAGGTATTCGCCGGGGCAGCTTTTATTTGCAAACCAACGGTGAACTGTCATGTTTTGTTTATCAACCCGCCCAATAAGGTTTTTATCGCCTTTCCATAACAGTTTTTTAATCCCATTCCTCTTGCATATATCAGCAACTAATTTAATAGTGGCATTGAGGGCTGCGGCAGTTACTGCATATGGGTGTGTGGTATCACTTGCGACCTCAATAGTTATTGCTCTATTATCGTTAGCAGCACTTGAAGAGCACCAACTTCTATCTTTTTCTTCGCAATACATCCCAATTCTTCCGTCGGGTCCTACCCCATAATTAGAACTGGCTTGGCGAGATGTTGGCGCGAATACATT